TGTCCTGGGTCGCCGTTACGGCACGCGCACGCGTCGCGTCAAGCGAAATCGGAGCCATGGCGTTCATCCTACGGTTTCCCTTGCGTCGATGGGTGCTGGCCGCACCCCCTCACACACGATCCGCTCATCCGGTATGCCGCGGGCGTTCAGCGCGGCCCTACAGGCGCCGCACACCCGCCAGTGGGTGACGTAGCACCACGCCCCGGTCAGATCGGCCCTGGCGCGCGCCGCAGCGGCCAGGGCTGCCATCTCAGCGTGGCCCCACTGCCAGCACTCGGACGAGCACAGGCGGTAGTCGTCCCGGCCATGCCCGGCGGCGATGCGTGGGCACACCGGCTGCGGCCGGTTGCAGGTGTTGGCGCCGCGGTAGGTGGTGCCGTCAGGGAGGACGATGCGGGCGTCGATGTGGGCCTTGGCGCAGGTCATGCGTCACCTCCCATCCGTTGGCGCAGCGCCTTGGCTCGGGCCTTCAGCGCGGCGTTGTCGCCGCCTCTGGCGATTTCGCGTTCCAGCGATGCCAGCAACTGCGGCCCGGTCAGGTAGGCGGCGCACACGTCCAGCTTGGGGCGGTCTGGCGTGCCGGTGGCCATGTCGGTCTTGAGTGCGGCGACCTTGGCCTTGACGGCGGCGATCTCCTCGGCGGTGCGGGCATCGGGGCGGGTCGGCGGGGAGATGGCGGCGGCCTCGGCGGTTCGGCCGCGAGTGTCGCGCGCTGCGGCGAGGTCGGGCGCCAGCCACTCGGCCAAGTCGGCGGCGGCTGGCCAGAACGCAAACCGGCGCATGGCGTCACGCTGGCGCCACTCGGCGGCGAGGAACCGCGCCGGCACGTCAGGCAGCGCGAAGGCGATGGCGCTGATCTTGGCGCGGAACTCGTCGGCGCTGGGCGGATTGCGCACGCTGGCCACGAGAGGCTTGAGGAACACGGCCCATTCGCGCGGGCCTGCTTTCGGCTCGGTGCCGGCGATGATCGCGCCGGGCTGGAGGGTGGCCAGGTGGTTCATTGGATCGGACCTTCCCCGCGCATGTCGGCAATCAGCCAGTCGAGTTTCCCAGGCTTGGCCACGGCATGCACCGGGCGGCGCTCAGCCTCGCGCCGGCACCAGCCGCGCCACGTCGCCGGCCAATCCAACTTCACCGCGTCCTTGCCCGGCTTGGCGTGCCAGTAGTCGCGGAACTGCGCCGCGATGCCCTCGGGGTTCAGCCCGAGGCTTTGGGCGAACCGGACCCCCTCCCCGTCAGGCTTCCAATCAGGCGCCAGCCGGCTGCCCCGAGGCGTGGGGGAGCGAACAGCCGAAGGCTGTGAGGGGGTATCTCTTCTTTCTTTACTTCCCTCTCCCTCTCCCTTGGAGCCTGTTACATTCTCTGTGACAGACATTGCCACATCCTCTCTCACATAGAGCGCGGCAGAGTTTGTAACATTGCCTGTGGTTGGCGGCGCGTTCCCGTTGTCGCTGCCCTGTCGCTTTGATGCGCGTGCGGCGCGCGCTGCCTCTGTCCTGCTGCGCTGCGCAAGCCTGGCCTCCCATGCGTCTCTGGCCTTCTCCGAGACGACGCTGTGGTAAAGCCGGCCGTCGCTGCACTTGACCCAACCGCGCATGGCCATGCCGCGCAGCTTCGGCCAACGCGAGCCTGCGCCAGACAAGTGCGCCAGGATGCGGTCATCGTCGGGCAGCGACCCGGCCGGGACTTGCAGGAACGCCTTGCCCCATAGCGTGAATGCGGCCTTGAATTCATCGCCGCTGCTCAGCGCGAAAATGTCGCTGTCGAAAAGCCGCACGATATCCACGGGCATGTAGGGCATGCCGCGGAGGTCGCACCCGGATGGCGTCATGGGGTCTGGCAGGTCGTTCACTGATCGCGCTCCATCGGCACGGGCGTCAGCTCAAAGCCCAGCGCGTTCATCGCGGCCACCAGTAGGTCAAGACGCGGGTTGCGGCAGAACCGCCAATTCCCGATGCTGTGCCGCTCGCACCCAACCCGCTCGGCCAACTCGCCCATGCTGACCCTCTGGCGGTTCATCTCGGTGAAGACGAACTGCGTCAGCGGGTGGCAATGCGCCGGGACTTTCAACGTTCCGCGCCGCGCTGGGCGGGTGACCATCGCTGGCCGGGGTGCCGGGCGACTGTGCGGGGCCGCGCTCATAGCGCCACCTCATACCCATAGCCCCGCGCCATGGCGTCGGCGTGGGCCAGCGTGCTGCCGGCGCCGAGGTAGCAATGCGGCGGGTGGTGTCCGTCTGGGCCGCGCATGCAGGGTTCTCCGTCTAGGCTGGCGTGGCATGGGCGATCGCAGCGGATGACCCACAGCGTGCTGCATGTGTCGGGGCGGATGGTCACGCGGCGCGGCTTCTGGGTCACATGCCCAGCGCTTGGAGGTAGAGGGCCGGCCAACTTCGCCTCGGTGAAGATGTCCTTGATGTCGTTGGCGAGGGCCTTGCGCTCCTCCTCCAGACGCTCAATGCGCTCAATGATGGACCGCAGACTATCCGCCGCGATGCCGCCGACTTCGGTTTCCTGATCAGCCATGGTTCGTCTTTCGCGTGACTGCGAAGCGCCGCACTTCGGCCAAACCCAGCGCGGCAAGGATTGCCGGGCCTGGGTCGCGCTTCGCGTGGAGGGTTTCGGATATGATGCTGTCGCGGATGCCGTTGACTTCCGCGAACCTGCGCTGCCCGCCAGCCAGGTCGCACGCAGCCTGTAGGCGGTCGCGCACGGCTTGCAGGGTCAGTAGATCGCTCACGCCATCACCAGCGGCAGCGGCGGGTTGTGCGCCAGATCCAGGTCGATGAACGCCGCAATGTCGTTGGCCACCTTGGCGCAGCGCAGAGACATGCGCGTCCGCGGCTTGGCCCGGTGCATCAGCCCTTCCACCACGGCCAGGATGCGCGCGGCTTCCTCTGTGTGTCGCATCGCGCGCAGCTCTTCGGCCAGGGCGATAAGCTCGGCCCGCGCGCCTGGGATGTTGCTCACGATGCCTCCGCGATTGTCAGCACGGAACCGGGCGCAGGACCGTAGCGCTTGCCTGCAACCATCCGAACAATCTGCTTGTCGTCAGCCCAGACGATGCCGTTCAGCGCGTCGGCCACCAGCTTGACGCAGTTGTCTAGGTCGGGCTTTCCGGTCGGCGCGATGGCGCCTGCAAGCGCCAGGTCGCGGCGCCTCTTGGGCCAGCTTGGCGGCACGGCAACGGTGATCGCCATATCGAGCGACAGCGGGCCATCCAGCGGCACGGGCGGCGCATGCGGCACGGCGCACGCCTTCACCCACGCTTCCATGTTGGTGGTCTTGGCGTCGGTGAACGCCCGGCCATGGCCGCCGCGCGTGGTGAAGCGCGGGCGGCCTTTGCCGCGCATCTCGCCGGGGATGTTGATGACGATCATGGCCCGCCCACCCCAGAAAAAGTCGCCGGGACGGCGCGAACCGTCCCGGCGCAGTCTAGGGAGGAAACGTCCAGGGGCGCCGTCGTGACGGGTGGCAACTGGCCCCCGTCTCCCTGGGCGCTGACAGGGAGCTGACGCGCGGCGATGAACGCCAGCGCGACCGCCTCGGCAGGCGTGCCGGGCAGATAGGAAACTTCGGGCAGCGCGCGATCCGCATGGACGCGCACGGTGCGGACGGTGCTCACCATTGGTCGAGGCTCCGTTCGACCCAGGCGTCGATCCGGCGCTGCGCCCACCACAGCGCCGCGGCGCCGATGGCAATGGCGCCGACCAGGGCCAGGAAGCCGAGGCCCGCGCTCACCGCGTCACCTCGCCTGCTGCCGGGCCGCCCATGTCGCCAGCCGCGCCCACCATGCCGCCCTGTGCAGCGCGAGGTGTTCCAGCAGCACCAGCGCGAGCGGCGGCAGCGTCATGGCGGGAAAGCTCCTGAATGAGTGCGGCACGAAGGCGGATGTTGCGGGCGGCCATGCGGTCGATGAACGAGAGGCCCGGCTCGCACCGGCCACGCAGCCAGTTGCGCGCGGTTTCCACGCTGCATCCGGCGTCGATGGCGATGCGCTTGGCGGCGGGGCGCGCGTACGCCTCACGCAAAATCGGGGGCAGAAACAGCCCCGGTTGCATCGTTGCGGGCATCAGCCCCGATCCCCCATGTTGTCGCCATGACGAACACCGCGACCATCGACGGATTGGCCACTGGCGGCGGGGCAGAACCGCCGTTCTGGGATGCCGCGGTGATGATCATCGCCGGGCTGGTGCTGCTGGCCGAGGTCGCCTGGCTGGCGCGGTGCGTGTGAATGGGCGGCGGGAGTTGCCTGCGGGGGAACACCCCCGCCGCCCTCGCGCATGGCCGCGGGAGGACGCGGCCGGCGCGATTCGGTGGTCAGCGCGTAGCGGTGCAGCGACGATGCCTCGACAGTGACGCCGGTGCCCGCCATGCGCTGCCGCAGGTTATAGACATGCGTGGACAGGGTCTTGCGCCAGCCACCCGGCGGCGTGTCGTGGTAGGGCCACACCACCCGCGCCAGGGTGCCGATGCATGCCGGCTCGGGATGGCTCAGGCGCAGCGCGCGGAGGATGGCGGCTTGCTTCTCACCCAGCGCGCGGACGTGCCCGTTGATGCTGTGCGGCATGGCCATCGGTCAGGCCCTCGCCCGGAGCGCGGAAAGTGACCCGGAACAGCAACGCCTGGTTGAGACGCCGGCCACGAAAAAACGCGCATCGTCGCGCGTCGATTTTTCCGATGCGTAGGTCATTCGGCGGCGGCCAGCGCGAACAGGTCATCGGCCGTCGCCTCGGCTTCCGTGAGGAACTTGCACGCCTGCCGGAAGTAGCTCTCCTTCAGCTCGACACCGACAAACTTCCGGCCGTTTTTGACCGACTGATAGCCCTCGCTGCCGATGCCCATGAACGGGCTGAGAACCACGTCGCCGGGGTTGCTCCACATGATCAGCGCACGGAAGATCACATCAAGCTGCAATGGGCAGATGTGGCGTTCGTCGGCGCCATCGCGCGCCAAGTGGCCGTTGAGAACGTCGGTCTGGTCAACCGTCATCCATACCGGCGAGGCCCACTCCTGCCACTGTTGCAGGCTGAAGGTGTTGGACGCGGTGCCCTTGCGCTTGCGACCCAGCCGCTCGGCGGTGCCGCGGTCCATCTCGTGTTCGATGGGTTCCGCGTTCTCGCCCGGCTTGACGAAGGTCAGCAGGTAGTCGGGCATGCCGCCGCGCGACTTGGCGCTGTCCTTGATGAGTTGCCCGTACACCAGCCCGACATGCTTGGTGCGGGTCATCTCCACCACGGGATCTTTCCAGATGGTGCGGCGCGAGTGCAGCACCCAGCCGGCATCCTCATGAATGCGGATGATCTGGCCGCTGAAATCCTTGATGCCAACCTGGCCGTCGCGCCACTTGGTCAGCGGCAGATCGCTGCAATGCACGGCGGTGATGCGGCCCGGCTTGGTGACGCGGAACTTCTCGCGGACGAGGAAGCGGTAATGCGCCTCGAACTCGCCATCCGTGCTGCTGTTGCCCATGTCGGCGGCGCTGTCGCTGTACACGAACAGGCTGCCGAAAGGCGGCGAGTACACCGAGAACCCGATGCTCTCATCTGGCAACTGGCGCACCACGTCGCAGCAGTCGCCGTGATAGGCGGCCCAGCTTTCGCCGTGGGCTTCGTTCAAGCAGACAACCATGCGGGGAGCCTCCCTTGGTGCGTGGGCGTGTAAGCCACCTTGTTGATTGCGCGGCCGGTCATGGCGCGGCTCATGGCCTTCGCCATCGCGGCCTTCATGCGCTGGTGGTCATCGGCCTTGCGGTCGATCACGCGGCCGATCTGGTCCTCGCCCTCGGCCACGATCAGATGCACATCAACCGGCCGGGCCTGGCCGAACCGCCAGCAGCGGCGAACCGCTTGATACCAAGCCTCGTAGCTGAAGCTGCGGCCGGCGAACGCCATGCGCGCTGCGTGCTGCCAGTTCAGCCCGTAGCCGCAGATTTTCGGCTTTGTGATGATGACCTTGGCGGCGCCCTCGGCGAATGCGGCGAGCGCCGCTTCTTTCGCTTCGGTGGTCATGCTGCCGCGGACTTCGACGGCGGCAGGGATGCGCGCCTTGAGCGCATCGGCTTCGTCGTCGGTGTCGCACCAGACTACCCAGGCTTCACCCGGCTCGGCGTGAACCAGGGCGGCTACAGCATCGGCGCGGGCGGCGCTGGTCTGGCGCTTCACGTCAAAGATCGCCGTCGCGCTGGTATCCACGCCGAACAGCGCGCCAATGCTCGGCCGCACGTCGCCGTAGGTCTGGTGCCGGTGAACATGCAGCGGCGGCAGGACGTGCTTGCTGCCGTCATATCCCAGGTCGGCGGGGCTGCTGGCGCAGCGCGACCACGACGCCATCCAGTCCCAGAAGCTTTCCTCGGCGTGGCCCTTCAAGCGCCAGGTCTGGCTTGCCGTGCTGGTGTCGTTGATGAACCAGCGCGAGAGCATTTCGAGGCTGGACATGAGGCCGAGAAACTCGGCGTGCTGGCCAAGCTCCATGTGATCGTTTGGTGCTGGCGTGGCTGTCGCGGCCAAGCGGAACCGATGCCCGCTGAACGACTGGATCAGCGCGCGGGACGTGCGGCCGGCGAAGCTCTTGAGGATGCTGCTCTCGTCCAGCACCACGGCGCCGAACCAGTCAGGGTCCAGCTTGTCCAGCCGGTCATAGTTGCAGATGGAGATCCCCTGGCGGGCCTCGGACTGGTCACGGATCACGCGGGCGCCGAAGCCGAAGCGGGCGCTTTCGCGCTCGATCTGCCGCGCTACGGCCAGAGGCGTCAGGATCAGCGCCCGGCCGTTCGTCGCATCGGCCGCCTGGATGGCGTATTCCAGCTCGCAGATGGTCTTGCCGAGGCCGGTATCGAGGAACAGCCCGGCGCGGCCTTGTTCCAGGCAGAAGCCGGTGGCCTGCGCCTGATAGTCGAACATGGCGCCGTGCATCGGGTACGGCTTCATGCCGGAAGCCTCAACGCGCGGCGCCTTGGCGGCCAGGAACTCGGCGTAATCGGGCCTCATGGCGTGGCCTCGCGCCGGATCATGGCAGCGGTTGCGCAGGGTTCGGCGCGCGGGGCGGGAGGCGGACCAAAGAAGTCGTTCGCGGTGACTTCCCCGCCTGTCGCTCCCGCGATCTTCTGCATTTCCCGAGGGCGAGGCAGCCGTGTGCGATTACGCCAGCGGCTTACCGTGTTCACCGCAACGCCCAGCTTCGCCGCAAAATCGGCGTTGCTCTGATCGTGCAGCTTCATCCAATCGCGGAGGTCCATACCGCATGAATACCACAATGGTATCTCACGATGCAATACCATCTTGGAATGAGACTTCACGGGCACGCTACCAGTACGGTAGGGGCATGTCCGAAAACGAGTTCCCAAACCGGATCAGGGAGTTGCGCCTAGCCCGCGGCTGGAGCGCCGACCACCTTGGGCAACTGGTAACTATGGCGGGGCCAACAGTGACGCGTCTGGAGACCGGCGCGCGCCGGCTAAAGTTGGACCAAGCCAGGAAATTCGCACTGGCGTTTGGGGTTGATCTTCGAGAGGTAGCCCCGGTAGATATTTCGACCGACGATCAGCGCGAGGTTAGGCCAGACATTGCCCCGGCCCTACAGGCGCCAGCCAGCGACGGCATCGAATTCGCCGGTCAGCCCTATGCGGCCCTGCCTGGATTTACGACACAAGTTTCTGCTGGGCCTGGGTTCCTCAACGCTGAGCATCCTGAGCCGGAAGACTGGCATCTATTTGCTATGGCGGCGCTCAGGAACGTCACGCGCGCCCGACCAGAGGACCTAGCCATGGTGAGGGTTTCTGGCGAGAGCATGGCGCCGACGCTCTACAACAACGACCTGATCTTAGTGGATCGGTCGGTGCGCCGCATGCAGGGCGACGGGCTGTACATCATTGCCACGGGCGAAGAGGTCCAGGTGAAGAAGGTCAGCCGCGATTTCCGGACGAAGACGCTGGTGGTGGCGAGCGACAACCCGGCATGGCCTACGGTGCGCGATGTACCGGAGGAGAACCTACCAATCCTCGGCCGTGTTGTCTGGCTGAGCAGGAATGTGGGGGGATGATGCGTCTATTTCTCATAGCGGCGGCGCTGGCCGCGCCTACTG